AAAAAGGTTCGGCAGTCGATAGTGTTGAAGTAAGTATTGATTTTAATTCAGTAGATGAATACGAGCCTAGGCTTAGTGATAATGACGTTCTTGTTCATGTTTCAGGTTTAAATCGACATGGTGAAATGAGAGTAAAAAAAGAGTATGGCATTAAGCTATTGGCAGACCAAATTAAAGAAGAGCCAGATAGAAAAAATGCTTACACTGGCTTTTATCCAAAGGGAGAAATAGTAGACATTGGGATGCCAGTAAGGTGGAATAATGACCCAAAGGGCTTAATTGTTCACTATACTGCTGGATGGTCTAACACAGAGCAAAAGTCTATCAATACTTTACGCGGTGGAAAAAAGAACGGTTATACATATTGGACTATGAGCGAATCGGGTACGGTTTACATGGACACTAAAGCAACGGAGCATGGCTATCATTGCGGCACGTATCATCATAGAGATCATTTGGGAATCGAAATAAACAATGGTGGCAAGCTTGGCTCAGATAAAAAGACTTGGTTTAAATATGCTCCACCACAAAACCGCATAAGATACGCTGATTATCCGAACCAGGAAAAAGGCTTTTATATGACTTACACTAAAGAGCAAGAAGAAAGCTTGGTAGATTTATGTTATTGGCTTAAAGACACTTACCCTTCATTCTCATTCGATAACGTACTTGGACATGATGAAGTAGCCAAAGGGAGAAAGAACGACCCTGGGGGAAGTTTATCTATGTCTATGAAGGACTTTAGGCAGTTTTTGAAAGACAACTACAAATCATGATAAAATGATCTTGCTTAAAAGCGGTAAAGCAACCGGCCTGTATTTGTAATAAACGCGGTTTGCATGGGGGGACGATAATTCCCTCCTTTTTTTTATTTGGCACGTTGACAAAAAAGATAACCAGTATACATTATTTTCAAATAACATGGAGTATTTTATGGACATTCAAAAAAACATGCTGGAGTTGGTTAGTTATATCGAAGGGTTAGATCTTGATGAAAAGGTAGAGGCGATAAACTTTGTACGGTCTGTTATTCATGACATTAGCCCTTTTCGGGACGAGCCGGTTGATTTTGTCAAGTGGGTAAAAAACGACACTGTTGTATCAAACGACTATAATCCAAATAAAGTAGCACCAACAGAGATGAAGCTTCTAGAGTTATCTATCCATAATGATGGATACACTCAGCCGATAGTTTCGTGGAGCAATCCAGAAAAAGATAAAACAGAAGTAATTGACGGTTTTCACAGGCACAGAGTAGGTAAAGAGTCTAAAGCAATACGTGAAAGGGTTAAGGGTTATCTTCCCGTTGTTGACATACGAAAAGAGCAAAGCGGCAAGAAAGACAGAATAGCATCTACGATCAGGCACAACAGGGCTAGGGGAAAACACCAGATTGATGCAATGAGCGAGATTGTCATTGAGCTAAAGAATAGAAATTGGAAAAATTCTAGAATTGCTAGAGAACTCGGCATGGACGAAGAAGAGGTTTTAAGACTTTGCCAGATATCGGGGCTTGAAAATCTTTTTAGCGATAAGGATTTTAGTAGAGCATGGGAAGCTCAAGATTCTTTATCTGATGCTGATTGGCAAGATATAACTGACGATGACGGCGACGACGATGTTAGAATACCGCACATGAACGACGAACAAAGAATATTTCACACCTACCACCATTGGGAATGTCACAAGGCAGGATTCTACGCTTCTAACGTTGAGGGGAAAACAAAAAAACAGTGTGAAGAAGAGTATAAAAACTTTTTATCTGACAAAAGTTTATTTAAAGAAACTTTAGAGAAAGTCATAACAGAATGGAAGTTTTCATGTGAGCATTATCTTACTAATAAAGCTATGAATAGAATTGCTTGGCTTGGGCAAGCTTCGGCGTGTTATGCTCTTGGTTTGCCGTCAAAGTTTTGTGGTGGTTTTAATTTGATGTCTGAAGAAGAGAGACACGAGGCTAACTTGATAGCGTTGGATGCTCTGAATAAATGGCTTACAAATAATGGTATGGATGTGGTAAGTCTTGAGCAAGGTTTAAACGCTACTAAGCAAGTGGAGCTATATTAAGTGTCTAAGAAAGTTTATTTAAAAAAGTCTGTTTTAGCAGCATCGAGAGAAAGAATATCCGAGGCTTTTGATAGCTTTGAAAGGCTTTACATTAGTTTTTCTGGGGGTAAAGATTCTACTGTCATGACTCACTTGGTGATGCGAGAAGCCATTAAAAGAAAGCGAAAGGTTGGGCTTTTAATTATAGATTTAGAGGCACAATATACAGCAACTATATCGCACATAGAGGAGATGGTTGAGAGGTATCGAGATCACATAGACCTTCATTGGTTTTGTGGTGAGTTGTTGTTGAGGAATGCCGTTTCAAACTATGAGCCTAAGTGGGTGTGTTGGGACGAAGACAAAAAGGATATTTGGGTAAGAGAAAAACCAAAGCTTGCTAGTGATCTAAGCCAGTATAGTTTTTATGTTCCCAAGATGGAATTTGAAGAGTTAATGGTTATTTTTGGTAAGTGGTACTCTCAGGGGAAAACATGTGGTGCATTTATCGGGATTAGGTCAGATGAAAGTTTGCATCGGTATAGGGCTATAGTTTCTGAAAAAAATGGTTTGATGATGAACAATAGAAAATGGACGACAAAAGTAGCTAATGGCCTTTATAATATTTATCCGATATATGACTGGAGGACTGAAGACATTTGGTTGTTTCACTCTAAACATAAGGAATATTGTTATAATAAAATATATGATCTTATGACTAGGGCGGGGGTTAAGTTTAGCAATCAAAGGTTGTGTCAGCCTTTTGGTGATGACCAGAAAAAAGGGTTGTGGCTTTATCATATACTTGAGCCGGACACTTGGTATAAGTTAATCAATAGAGTAAGTGGAGTTAATTCAGGTGCTTTATATGCTCAGGAGACTGGTAATATAAACGGAAGCAATAAGATAGAAAAACCGAAAGATCATACTTGGCATAGTTACACTAACTTTCTTTTGAAAACCCTTCCAAAGAAAATGCAAGAAAATTACCGTGAGAGGTTTAGCAAGTTTATAGGTCAGTGGAAAAAGAGAGGTTATGACACTATTCCAGATTATGCTCCACATGATCTGGAGGTAAAGCAGTGGGCGCCATCGTGGAGAAGGATGTGCCGTTGCATTTTGAGGAACGACTACTATTGCAAGGGATTGGGTCAGACTCAGCCTTTTTCAGAAGCTTACGGTAAGTACAAATCTTTGAAAGAAGTTGAAAAGATCAACATGGCCTGATTTTTTTATTTGCGCTTGTTTCATGCTAAAATAAAGTAAAAAACAGGTGTAAAAATGAGAACTCATTTTGTTATCTCTGATACTCAAGTAAAGCCTAGTGTAAGTCAAAATCATATAGACTGGTTAGCTAGAGCTATCTGTCATTATATGCCAAACGAAATTATATGCCTTGGCGATTGGTGGGACATGGAAAGCCTGTCAACGTATGACATGGGAACTATAAACGCTGAAGGCAAAAGATACTATCAAGACATAGAAGCGGGCAATGAAGCTATGAAGCGGCTAATAAACCCGATTAAAAAGCGAATGAAGCTTAAGAAGAAGTGGAAACCTAAATTTACTTTTCTACTGGGCAACCATGAGCAACGTATTATTCGGACGGTAAAAAACTACCCGCATTTAAAAGACAAGCTAAGTTATGATGATTTATATTTGAAAGACTGGAAAGTTTTCGATTTTTTAAAAGTCGCTAAAATCGACGGTGTTTCTTATTCTCATTATTTTGTTAATCCAATGACCGGCAATCCTTACGGCGGAAATATTCAAAACTTGATTGCAAAGCTTGGATATAGTTTTGTGATGGGACATAAGCAAGTTTTAGAGTTTGGGAGAAAAGACTTAACTGACGGCAATGTGGTTATGGGCTTAATTACTGGCAGCTACTATCTACATGACGAAATGTACAAAGGCCCACAGGGTAATTATCATTGGCGCGGGTGTTGTGTGCTTCACAATGTTAGAAGCGGCGTGTTTGATCTTGAGACTTTATCGCTGGATAGAATGAAGCGAGAGTATGGAAAATGAAAAGCTTTAGAGATTATCCAAAATTAGTTGATGTTGAGTCGATGAATTGGGAAGTTAGATTCAAAAGGAAACTTTTTCATGAGGGGAAAGAAGTAGACGGTTTGTGTGACTATGACGAAAAAGTGATTTATATTCGCATAAAGAAAGACCGTTGCGATATGTTTAGGGTATTTGTCCATGAAGTCTTACATGCCATAGAATATGAGAACGATCACGACATACCGCATAAATACATAGAACAAATTGACACCGGCCTAGCTAAGTTTATGAGGAAAAACATTGATAAATTGATAAAGATAATTGTTTAATATAGAATTTATGATCTAACCTTTTTCGCTTGGGAGCCGTCATTTTTTGACGGTTTCCTTTTTTTTATTTTGGTGCAATAATAAACACAATTTTGTAAACATTTTTGTCGAAAGGATTTTGTTATGGCTGAAAAAGGCATAAAAGAAATTAAAGAAGTTTTGGAAGGTGTGTTTGCTCTTTACGATTTTATGAAGAAAGAAGCGGAAGATGGGCTAGACTGGACAGACGCGGGAAGTCTTATTGTTAAGATTGTAGACGATGAAGAGTTTAGAACTAAGCTGGTTGACGCTTTCCAAGGTTATGAAGAACTTGGTGGGGAAATTTCTGACTTGTCTTTTAAAGAAGGTATTGAGTTGGTGGAGCTAGTTCTTGAAAAACTCAAGTAAATCATACTTTAGAAGTAAGACAGTTTTTTTTAACCTAGTCTTAATTGCCGGGGGTATGTTTGCCCCTGGTTTAACTTCAGAAGTTAGGAATATTCTAATTACCAACGGCGTTATTGGGCTTGGCTTAAGGGCTAAGACAGATAAGCCATTGAGGTTTTAAATGCGCTACATGCTTTTAGCTTTAATTATTTTCGGTTGTTCATCTATCGAAAAAGAAGAAAAGAAAAACACTTTACACTTTGATGATTCTAATTATCGGCGAGAGCTAAAGTTTTCTGTAAATGGTCAAGAGATTGACGGCTACGGTACGGCCAAAAAATCCCCGTTTGGCTATACCGTCGAGGCTAAAGTTTCCGACGAAATCTTTCGTGGTTTTGTTCGTTCTTGTAATGGAACCAAAAAGCTTGAAATACAAGAGCAGGGAACTTTTAAAAAGAAAAAATATTTTAAAACTTTCATTCCAGTATTAGGGGAGCCTTTCGACATATCCTGCTTAATAGAAATATTTTTGTTTAGCGGTAACGGTGTCCATCTTTTCGGTGTGTTTGATACTATCGGAGAAGAAAAGCTTCGGTTTCAATCTTCATGCAATTATGACAACGGCCCAAAGGTAGGCTCTGATTTTTGTCATAGCTCTGTTGGTGATTATTATTTTTTAGACTTCAAGGGAAAAAAAGTTAAATTTTTCTTTGATGAAAATTTATGCCCCGAACCAGAAGCTTTAGATGAAAATGGAAAGTATCAAATCAGGATAGTTAAAACACCATGTATATATTTAATTGCTCACAAATTATTCAAACAACGTGCTAGAATTACAATTATGGGATGGAATGATATCTTTTTAAGGGAAATATTTTGATTTATAAATATGTCTTTTACATAAATCTTATTTGTATTCTTGGCTTGATTGTTACAGATAAATGTAATGATGGGCTTTTAAAGGAGATGATTAAAGACTTTTATGTAATAATTTTTACATTGACGAGCGCGGGTGTTTGTATCTTGGAATTTATGATTATTTTTAAGCGAGGTTATTTTTAATGTGGGGAGCAATTGGAACTATAGCCAGCATTTTGATGTGGGTTTTAGACAAAATCGGCGTTTCTAAAGAGCGACAAGATAAAATAAAACGTGAAATAAATATTCAAGTTAGGAAGATAATAAAAGGCCCAAGCAATAGCACAATCATACGAGATCAATACAGGGATTTAAAAGACCAAGTGGACGATTATTTGAGCGATGAGCCAAAAAAAGATGATTTGGCAAAACCCGTGAAAGACCCACGCACCAAGGTTTCTAGGATAATCAAGGTTAAATGCCCTATATGTGAAAGAGTTAGTGAAGTGGTTTCTCTTTACCCAGATGGAGACATGGTGCTAAAGTGTGGTCATATAAAGCCGAAAGACTAATAGGCTTGGTTTATGGCTTTTGGTTCGCCTCTTTGTAGGCGAATTTTTTTTTGTGTGCTAAGATGTTTACAAAAGGAAGTTTTTATGATTGTAGTTTTGAGGCTTAAAACTTACAAAGACTATAAGTATATCAATTTTGCTAACGTGACATACTTTGAGCGGTACACAGAAGACGAAACAAAGAGCATGGTTTATTTTGTAAACCGAGAGCCTCTTTTAGTTCATGTTGACGCTGAGATTATACACGAAGAATTGCAAGAAATCATAGAGGGTATTTTACTTGGCGAAAAAGAGGAACAAAAAGAAGCAGGGGAAAAAGATCGTCATTAGTGAGGAAGAATTTAAAAAAGCTTCTTCTGACTTAATGGAGTTGGTCGCTATTGCTGTTCGTGAAGGATACTCTATTACTGATATAGTTAGACGATTTGAGGTTGATAGAGATAAGGTTCAAATTATACAAGACCAAGAGCTAGAGATTGCAAAGCAAAATGCACTAAGCCAAAGAATACTTTTTAGGCAAGATGTCAGAGACAAAATGAATCACGCAAAGAAATTTATGTCTGATGTTATGAAGGGTGATTATGATTTTGAACCTCACAAAAGAACTTCTCTTAAACTAAGAGCGGCGCAAAGTCTGTTAAGTTTTGGTAAAAGCTTCATTGATGAAGACCCTTTAACGCTTTACGTCGAAGCACCTACGGATAATGTGGAAAAACTTAATAAACCTCATTTTGAGGTTGGCATGGATGAGACCGGAAAGACTACCTTTGATGTGGATTACGTAGAGATTAAACCTGATGAAGATAACTGATGACATGCTACCGGCGCTTTTGAGGAGAAATCTTCCCAAAAGACCCCAAGCGCCAATTCGGTTTTCTTTGCCGGCTGGATATCATGAATGGCAGAAAATGCTCATGACAAGCGATATTAAGCTTATGGTATTCCCTTGCGCTACAAAGGTAGGTAAGACCCTTGGGGGAACAGGAAGGCTAATAGGAAAGAGCCTAGCGGCCCCTGATGGGCTTGATGCGACATTTAGAACCATTGCCCCTACCGTTGCATTAACTAGGCTCACATATCAATACTTAAATAGACTGGTCCCTGAAAACTGGCCACAGCCTAACAATATGTCTTTATCCGATTACCAAGACTTAAACGAAACATGGAGGGCTTTTACACCAGATAGGAGTCAACATAAAGGGACGATGTTTTGGCAGCATAATAGCGCCTTAATCGAGTGTATCCATGGTGATAATCCAGAGGTAACAATTGAGGGTGCTAGGGTAATGGGTAACTGCTTTGACGAAGCTGCAAAGTTAAAGAAGCAGGTTTTTGATTCAGCGGTTTCAACGACTACCCAGACAAACGGCTGGAACTGTCTTTATGGTACTCCACGCGGCAAGAATTTTTATTATGATCTTTTTATGGAATGCCAGATTCACATGCAATGGGCGGCTAAGAACAATAAGCCACTTGAAATGTTTGCAATGCAAGCTAGAACGATTGATAATCCTTTTGTACCAAGGGAAACAATCGCGCGGGCAATGAAATATTTATCAAAGAGAATTTTTAGGCAGTTATTTCTAGCCGAGTTTTTAGATGATGGCTCGGTTTTTGTTGGGCATAGGGACTGCATTAAAGGCCCACTACTGGACTTTCCAGAAGAAAAGAAGGTGCAATCTTGGTTAGCAGAAGGAGCCGATGAAAAGTCTGTTGTGCTTGGCGTAGACTGGGCGAAACGTCAAGATTATTATGTAGCCATTGCGATAGATGTAAAGTCTGATGTGCCTAGAGTGGTTGGCTTCCAACGGGTAACGGGTATTAGCTATAAAAAATGTGTGGGGATGCTTTATAAATTCTCGCAGGAATTTTTAGAAGTGGTGACATGCAGACACGATAGGACGGGTGTGGGCGATGTAATTGATGAGATGTTAGAGCCTTTACCTTTTCCGATTGAGCCTGTAGTATTCTCGAACACAAGCAAGTCTAACATGGTTGAAGCTTATATGGTGGCGCTGGAAGAAAAAGACGTAGAGCTACCGAACTGGCCGGAACTTCTTAAAGAACATGATAATTTTGATGTAACCACAACAAGTTTAGGGCTTCCAAAGTATGAAGCTAGCGGCGGTGGGCATGACGATATTATCATGGCTTTAATACTTGCATATTTTGCAGTTTCCGAGATGAAAGATTCAGATTTTAGTGTTAGGATACTAGAAGACCTTTCAAGGGAAAAAGATTTAGAAAAAGAAGAGGTTGATTATTTGAATGATTTAATCAATCAATTTGAAGATGAAGAAGACTATTTTTAATTATGGCTTATGTGACTTATCTAAAACGCGGCGAAGCATTAAAGATCGGGGATAGTGTTATGATTCTCGAATCTGTTAGAGGTGCAAAGATAGTTTTAGAAGTTGACGATGATACCGTCATACATAAGCTTTCTTCAGAGGAATTAAAAAATGCCAGATACCGCAAAGCGCCGACATTATCCCAGCCAAAAGAAAAAGATAAAAAAACCTGAAGACATTGGAGAGACTAAGTACATAGACATATACGGAAGACTAGGCGAGCCTACGGGTGGCTTTTGGTCGAGTGAAAACCGAGCGTATATGGATATACTTACCATTAAGACCCTTTTCCAATCTGAAGATTGGGTGTTTCTAGCGGTTGACGCGATTGCAGACCCTATTAGTACACTTCCCCTTAAAGTTTACAAGGTAAGCTACAACGACGAAGGAGAGAGGGTTTTAGACGCTGACATGAGCCATAAGGTAAATGTTAGACTGAGAAAACCAAATAAGTTTTCTACCCAAAAAGATTTACTTTATGGATTAGCCGCTGACTATGTACTAGCTGGCAATTCATTCGCATGGCTTGGAGATGCTGGAAACCTTTACCATGTACCGGCTGAGAAGGTTTTATATAGGTGGGGTACTGATAACATTCCAAATGGTTATTATATCGTATCGGATTTTGACGATGCAATGCCGGTTCCACAGTTTGAGACAGACTTAGACGAGATGGGACATACAAAAAGACCTAACCCAAGCAGCACAATCTACGGGCTTTCACCTTTTGCACCGGCTAAAAGATCGGTTCTTTTTAACAGGTATTCACAAGAATACTTGAACAACTTCTATCTTAAAGGTGCTACTCCACAAATGGTGCTAGAGCTACAGAAGGAAGCACAGGAAAAGAGTTTAAATAGACTTCAGACTACTTTCGAGCAAAGCTTTGTCGGGCGTAGAAATCAGCGTAGAACAATGATTTTGCCAAAAGGTGTTCAATCTAAAGTTATTGAGAATAAAATAGCAGATCAAAACTTGATTGAGCTAATCGAGATGAATGCAGACAGAATTTTGTCAGTGTTAAAAGTTCCTAAACATGTAGTCGGAAGACAGGAAAGCGGTTCACTTGGTAGCCAAGAAATGAAAATGGCTATGAAGTATTTCTGGCAAACTACAATCACAGATACGGCTAACGCTTTAAGTCAGACATTATCGAGATTGTTTTATAAACAACTTGGCCCAGAGTACACAATAGAATTTGATTTTCACAATGTGCCAGAGCTACAGGAAGACGTTTACCAAAAAGCAGAAACGTCTAACAAGATGTTGGGCTTTATGACTGTGAACGAAGTCAGGAAAATGTACTGGGGTTTAGACCCCGTGGCGGGTGGAGATGTTTTAGCATCGGCGCAGCAAACGCAACCGTTTTTTATGCCGCAAACTTTGTCAATTCCACAGAGTAACGGCGAAAAAAAAAACGAAAATAAGTTAGACCCTGAAAAAATTAAGCAAGCTATTAAGCAAGTTGACGAAGAGATGCGCGGCATTGAGAAAGATAAGTTTGATTCAAGAAACGAAGCGGCATTGGGTGTTTTAATCGAGCAGAATTTAGAAGCGGTTGACCTTCTAAGAAAGATGGGAAAGAAAACTCTTAAGGCAAGAATAAAAGAATTTTCTATCAAAAAAGAAGAATTTGAAAAAAGGCTTTTTGATTCTTATGAAGCAATGAAAGAAGAATATTTGGATGGACATAGCGAAGACTTAAAAGATGTTACGGATCTTGGTTTTGACCAGCAGCTAACCTTGTATACGAATCCAGCTAACGCCGATGCGATTGCAGCTAGTAAGGAAAGAAGTCAGGACGGAAGATACAGGACATTAGCAGACCGTGGACTTTTCAGTTTTGAGAGCGTGAGAGATACTAGCTTAGATAATGTAATGAAAGAGATTACAAGAGGGCTAGAAGAAGGACTTTCTATTGACGATGTGGAAAAGAACATTAAGAAATATTTTGAGGTTCATTCTGTCAATAGGGCAAATACTGTAGCTAGGACAGAAACGCTGCAAGCTTTGACGGTTGGGCAAGAGTCAGTTTTTGACGAAGCAAAGGAAGCTGGTATAGAATTTAATAAGGTTTGGATTACCGCACAGGATGAAAGAGTTAGAGCAGATCATGTGGGCGCTAATGGTCAAGAGGCTAACGACGATGGATTTTTTAATGTTGGTGGAGAAAGCCTAAAATATCCTCGTGACCCTTCTGGAAGTGCTTCAAATACAATCAATTGCAGGTGTACGGTTTTGATGTTGCCAAAAGATGAAGATTTTGACTTAGGAGAAATTGCATAATGAAGAAAACTTTAGAAAGCTTTTTGCATATCAAAAGTGCAAAGCAAGACGAAAAAAGCGGTGTTGTGATTGAAGGCTATGCTAATTACAACGAGATGGATCGAGTTAAAGAAAGAATGGATCCCAAGACGGTTAAGCTAGAAAACTTTCTAAAAAACCCGATTCTTCTCTTTAATCATGACATGGATTACCCAGTGGGAAAGGTGATTGATGTAGAGCCAAGGGAAGAAGGGCTTTATGTCAAGGCCCGCGTATCAGGTGCCAAGAGTTCTAAAATCGAATATATTAGAGAGCTAGTGCTAGAAGGTGTTTTAAAAGCTTTCTCAATTAGGTATGATGTTGAAGACGTTTCCAAAAGCTTTCATGATGACCCAGACAACAAGGACGGCACCCTAATTACCGATTGGGAATTACAGGAGCTATCCATTGTTACAATCCCATGTCAACAAGATAGCTTGTTTAATTTGGCTCAAGTAAAATCATTAGGAGAGGCTAGAGACATGGCACTAAATTTAAAAGGCGCGAGCGCCGCGGCGATGATTAACAAGGCTATTGAGGCAGCGGTAAAAGGTGGAGCCGAAAAAGGTGACATTATTGAAAAGCTTTCCAAGGTATCAGGCTTAGAGTTGGGCGAAATTAGCCAAGCATTAGCTGGAGACATGACCCCGCTACCAGATCAATTTAAAGAGGCTTGCAAAGATATTCTCGAAATCGAGTCAAATGATCTTGATAACGCTGATGCTCAAGACGTTGAGAACCAAAAGTCTAAAGAGGGCGACGAAGAAAAAGAAAAAGGTTCGGATGAAGACAAGGGTGAAGACAAGAAAGAAGAGGAAGCAGACGAAGACAAAATGCCTATGGATAAAGAAAAAGCCGTAGAGCCTGGGCATGAAAACCCGATGCTAGACAAGCTTGATTCTCTTATATCCATCATGGGAGCCGTTGTTAATAAGTTGGATCTTATGGCACAAATGATGGAAGGCATGGGCAAGACCGAAAAGCTTGAGTATGAAGACGCAGAAGGCGGCGAAGAAAAAATGACCGAAGAAGAAAAAGAAGCCGAAATGGACGTTGAAGACGACGATAAAGGCGGCGATTACAAAGAAGAAGACGATAAGGGCGATTATAAAGAAGACGAAGAAGACGAAGAAGAACAAATGAAAAAGGGCATTAACGAGCTACGCGAAAAATATGCTGACCAGTGTAAAAAAGCGGGAATTGATCTTGATGAGTTTTTGAAAGACTTAGAAGAAGAATAATTTAGTTCTATGGTGTTGCTGTTAACAGAAAACTATAATATGCTAGAGGTATCCAATGTCAAAGAAAGTTAAATCAAAATTAAACGCGATAGAATCTAAAATCAAAGAAGGGCTTGAAAAGTCTGAAAATGAAAAGGCTTCTGTCATTCATGGTGGTAACAAGATCACCAAGGAGAACAAAACTATGACTACGAGTTCAGAAAAAAGATTGCTTCAAAGCTTTGGCGTAAAAGACGTTAAGGGACTTTTGGAAGTGAACATTGGAGCGCCTAAGTATGCTCACCTTGATGCAGGGATGAAGCAAGCTGCAATTCAATTAAAGCAAGATATTGACTGTGCAAGATTTACCGCACAAATTTTTGACGGTGCGCCTTTGGACACTGACAAAAGAGATGCGAAAGTTAAGTTTTTAGATTCAAGCTATGCTAAAAATGTTGACCTTAAAGGTAGACTAAAAGCATTTGGTTCTGAAGTAGTTGGTGAAGGTGACGAGTGGGTTCCTACTCTTATCTCTCAAAACTACATTGAGGAATTTCACCTAGAGCAAAAGCTTGCTAAATACTTCAAGCAGGTTCCTATGGCTTCTTCTCCTTTTGAACTTCCCGTACAAACTGATTCAAAGAAAGCTAAACTAGTTGGCGAAGGTGCTACTAACACTTCAAGAACTTTCGGAACTGAAAAACTAAGCTTCTCAGCTAAGAAAGCTTCTGAGTTTTATGAGTTGCCAGAAGAACTTAACGAAGATTCAGCACCAGCTATTCTACAACTTGCAAGACAAGAAGTAGTGGATGCTGTTACAAGAGCAATTGAATCAGCTATAATTAACGGCGACACAGCCGGTAATCACCAAGATTCTGACATTGTTGGAGATGACTTTGACAAAGCTTGGGACGGGCTAAGAAAGGTTGCACTAGCGGCTTCTTCCACTACGGACTTTGGCGGCGCTGCAATTGACAAAACAAACTTAAATCTTATGCGTAGAAGCATGGGTAAGTACGGTGTAAACCCTGCTAGACTTGCTTGGGTATTCGGCCCTAGTGCTTATGCACAAGCGCAAAACCTTGAAATTGTCGAGTCACTAGAGAAATACGGCCCTAATGCAACGGTTCTTTCTGGTGCGCTTGGTGTTTACAACGGTATCGCCGTATGTGTTTCTGAGTGGGTTCGTGAAGACCTTAACGCTACTGGCGTTTATGACGGTGTTACTACCGACAGAACAGCTATCCATCTTGTTAACATTGACCGATTCATGATGGGAATGAGAAGACCTATTAGAATCCGAGTTGCACAAGACCCAAGAGCTGAGTTTGACAGATGGCAGCTAGTTTCCTACACAAGACAAGCCTTCACTGGCCACAAGCAAGCTGGAACTGCTTACGCAAGCGGTACGGTTTCTTCAGAGCGTTCAAGTGTTCTTGGAATCAACATACTAGCCTAATAAGCTTTAAAAGTTTACAATCAAAGGGGCAAATGCCCCTTTTTTTAGATGTTGCTGCAAACATAACACTTCACCAATTAACGCCGGTATGATTATGTATAAGCTTTTTTTAAACATAGTGGAAAGCATTAGCCGAAACATTGGTTATATTTATGTGCCTTTTAATAATCGAAAGATAAAGGCTAGGCACTATAGATATATGGAAAAGCGGCTAATGGTCGGTGATATAATACTATGTAAAAGCAATGGATACTTATCAAATTTATTTATTGGTAAATATACTCATGTGGGAATATATGCGGCCCATGATACGGTGGTAGAAGCTACTCCCAAGGGTGGTGTTTTAAAAACTGACCTGATAGACTTTAGTTTAAAAAGAGATAAAGTTTTAATTTTAAGACCTAACTTTTTGACAGAGCCAGTTGAAAGAATTGAGATACAAGACAGGCTATATGAGCAGGTTGGCAAAGATTATGATTTTAGTTTTCAAGCGGATATTAAGGATTTTTATTGCTCTGAGTTGGCTTTATACGCTTATAAGAATCCGAAGCTAAAATTCAAAGATAGGTATGGAAGTCTGACTTTTATTCCTGATGATTTTATTGATTACATAGGAACAGAATTTAGGGTGATTTATGATTCTCAAAAACAAAAGTAAAATGCACATTATTGTACACAATGGAAAAACATTTGAAAAGATTGAGGCTGGTGGCGTTTCTAGTGACATGCCTGAAAAAGTTGCACAAGAGCAATTGCAAAAGTTTAAAGGATTAGGTGAAGCTTTAGAGGTTTATGTTGAGAAAGAAAAACCTCTGACCAAGAAAGCGCCGAAAAAAGGCAAAGATAAAAAAATGGAAAAACTAGAGGACTAATATGCCTTTAAACGAAAATGCTTTGGTTGATTTAGACACGATGAAAAATTGGTTAGGTATTGACCTTCTCAATACTGACTTTGATTTTAAAATAGAATTGTTTATAAATTCAGCAAGCAAAAAAATAGAGACTTACTTAAACCGCAAGCTATCGAAGCGCCAATACACTGTCAGAAAAGACGGAGTAAGATCGGCTAAGATTGTGCTTAGGCATTATCCAGTTGGTACAGTTACAAGCTTGTCTCTTAGCAACGATTGGGACTTCACAGAAACGGTGGACACTGCCAATTATATTTTTTCAGAAGACGGCGTTATAACACTTAGGGAGCTAGTAGCAGGACGCGGTAACGCTAACATACAAGTTGTTTACGAAGCTGGCTATGTGACCCCTCTTAGTCCAATACAGACGGGCGAGGCTTTGCCAAGTGATATTGAGATGGCTTGTATTACATTTGTTAAGTGGCTTTGGAATTTAGACCATGACGAGAGAATGGGCATACAGAGCCGCGATAAGCAAAACCAGAACACTACCTACATAAACGGCATACCAAAAGAAATTTGCGATATGATCGAAGACCACAGACGGGTTGAGGTTACTTCTGAAAATGCAGTGATTGAGATGTTTTAATGGATATTGAAAAGCTTATAGCCAAACTAAAAAGATACGATAAAAAGATTGCATCTAATCAAATCCTTCACCGTATTGGTTTACGTCTTACCAATAGACTAAAGGTAGAAGTGACTAGGTTAAAAATAATTGATTCTGGCAGGCTTAGAAACTCTATTGCATACAAAGTAAGTGGCCAAGAATTAGATGTTGGTGTGTTTGGTGTGAGATACGCTAAATTCCATGAATTTGGCACAAGGCCAAGCACAAGAATGGCTAGGTTTTTACTTTGGAAGATGAGAAACGAAAGAGTCAAAAAACCCAGTAAAGGTGTGATTGAGTGGGGCGGCTATGGGAAAAATAGAACTGCTAGGATTAGACCTAGACCGTTTTTCTTTAATACTATAGAATCTGAAAAAGATTACATTTATGACATGATGAAAGCTTGGTACTCGATAAATGCCGACACCTAACATTGACAGAGCAATTTTAGACGCAATGCAAACGACACTTGAGGCTTTGCCTTGGGTTAGATCCGTTGAGTCTGAAGATATAAAAGTCGCTTTTGATAGTGATGAGTTTGAAATTCCTTATGTGCAAATATTTGGAAATGGTCAAAGGTTTAAGCACGAAAGAAATGGGCGGGTGAAGGTTGATTGGTCTATTATTGTTGAGTTGGTTTTAAAAGAAGATCGAAACGGATCTTACAATCAACGTGTTCTTATGGATAGAAGACAAGAGATAGAACAAGCAATTGGAGCCAATGTCCGATTGGGTATACCAGAGGTAATAAATGTGTTATATTTGAACAATCTTGACGACATTGGATTGGTTCGACCGTTTTACGTTACTCAAATGGAATTTAATGTTGAGTATCATAAAACATATTCTGGATTTTGCTAAGGACTAGCGCAAATTATTTTTTCAAAAGAGGTAAAAAATGGCAAAAAATTATGCAAGTTTGTATAGTTCAGCGTTAGATTCATCGGCATTGAATCAATCGCTTTACGTCAAAAAGGAAACGGTTAACGGTACGATGATTGCACCAACAGATTCAGACTTTACTTTTGTATTGGCTGGTGGTTCGATGTCATTCTCTCAACCGCAAGAAAGCTCTCCGCATAGAAGCGGAAGACATAACAACAACACAATCTTGAAAAAGAAGACGCTAGAGTGGTCATATCCTACTTATGTAAACATAGACACTGGTGTAGCGGCTGGAGCTACAGAGGTTGAAGATGGAATCAAGGTTCTTTGGGAATCCGCACTAGGTAGAGAAACTATTGATGTTACTGGTTGTGCTTATGATTCAGCCAATGACCCTAGCACTACTTTTACAATTTTTGAAATTGGCGATATGTGGTGTAAGCAAGGCTATGGGTGCTTTGTTGATAGTGCCGAAATTCAGTTGGTCGGTGATGGAGAATCCCAAATTAACTGGAGTGGAATGGGTGTAGAGTCTTACCTAGTTGGTATGTCTCAATCTGTAATTGATAACAACGGTGGAAACACCGTAACGGTAGCAGCGGGAGAAGGCAAACGCTTCCCAGTTGGCTCAATGGTTATGCTTGTTGAGTCAGACGGTTTAACACGTTCTGCGGATACTCCAAATGGTTCGCCTAGGTTTGTTACGAGTGTTGCGGGTGATGTTGTAACGCTTGACGGCGCTGCATTAGCTGACGCTGACGGATCGGTAACACCTGTTTATTTGGTTTACTACGAGCCAGAATCACCTGTAGGGATTGATAATCCCCAAACAGGGCTTGTTGGTGATTTTATTTCTGCCTCTATGGGTGGGCAGTGTGTTCGTAATGCTACAATAAACATTGCAAACAATCATGAGCCTGTTAACTACTGTTTTGGTACTGATGCTCTTTCTGGTTCATTGTTTGTACCTGCTTCAAGACTAGAGGTTTCTGTTAGTGTTGAAATAAACCTTAACAAAGAAAATGTTGGAATTTACAACGACATTCAAAACTTTGTAGACCAAGACCTTCAGTTTATCTTGGGAGATTCAACCACTAGACATTTCCAGGTAACACTTCCAAGAGTTGAATTTACAACACCTTCTATAGATGTACCTGAAAGTGGTTCTATCCCTGTGACGTTTGAAGGTATTGCTTACCAAACAGCACTAGACGCGGCCAATGAGATTGAGGTAAAATATCTCTAAGCTTTTATTCATTGCTCCATTTACTCTATGTAGAGAGAAGTCTTTTCAAGGCTTCTCTTTTTTTGTATACTTCAAGCAATTATCATAAACATTTTTTTAAGGATTAAAAAAAATGCCATTATTCTTTTCTGCAATTAAATCAAAAGAAATTAGAGTTGTTTCACAAAAAGACGATGCTTTAACCGAAGACGTAACACCTGAAGTTTATCAAGAGTATTTGAAAGATTTGGACGAATCAAAACTAACTTTCAAAGAAGGCGAAACACCGACATATTTTGTTTTAAAAACAGCCGGATCACAAGAAGAGATTTTAAGACAAAAAGACAACATGGCTAGCCTTGCTATGAAATCAAAAGATACTGGTGAAATGCCTATCTATTCTATGATGCTTGCAACGGTTCGAGTTGCGTTAAAGGATATGGTTACAAACGGAGAGAGTCAGATTTTAAAAGATACTTCTGGACTAGCTTCTGAGGAGTTTATGACTTGGCTAGTTGCTAATGACATTATCACAGACTTATTCACTGCTTTAGAAGGGCAAAGAGGCGCAACGGATCAAGAAATACTTAAAAAAAAATAAGTGCGATTATTGATCTTAATTTTGCCGACCACGCAAAACTAAAAAAACAAGGCAGAAGTTTTAATTGCTCAACATGCAAGGTTTCTCACTTGAGAAGATGCAAAGAAGACAAATGGGATTTTAACGAAAAAGATTCAAATGTTTTTCCGATGTATGTGCATCAAGGTGGAACTTTGTATGGTTTTTGCCCCGCTAAAGCCACCTGGGATAATGAGGCCACAGAGATTTATAAGACGTTAATTGTCTCAAGGGAGTGTGGTATAATGTTATCAAACGGTGGAATACTTGAACAGCCAGCATGGTTTATAGATTTACTCTCATGGTTCACAACTAGATACGACCATGAGAAATTTGCGTCAAGGGCTAGAATGGTTTTGGGCGACGGTAAAAACGCTGCAAAAGGGCAAAATAACAATGGCAGTAAACACAGAAGAACTAAATATAAAAATTAAGATAAACAACAGGCAAGCTAAAAAGTCTGTTGATGGTTTACTCAAAAGCCTCGGTGAACTTACTACTGAAGTAGACGGTTTAGAAACCAGTGTAAAAAAAGGTGGGAAAGCTAACCAAAGTTATAGCAATTCATTTTCAAAAATAGGTGCAGCGGTTATAGAAGCTAATCAAGCTTTAGATTTAGCATCTAGGGCTTTTCAAGCTGTATCTAATTCAGTTGGCAGGACTGTGAGAGCCTTTACAGATTTTGAAACTGCTTTGGTTGGTGTTCAAAAAACGTCTAATCTTTCTGACAATGAAATAAAAAACTTTGGATCTAACATTTCTGATTTATCCAAGACTATACCAGTAGCAACGACAAGGCTTCTAGCTTTCTCACAAACAGCTGGGCAGTTAGGTGTTGAAGGCCAAGAAAACTTAGAAAACTTTGCAGAGACAATGGCTAAAGTTGAAACCGCTACTGACCTAGCGGGTGATACAGCGGCCACAGCATTTACCCGTATTTTAACAGTTACTCGCACTAGCATAGATGAGATTGATGAATTTTCTTCTGTGATTGTTAGGCTTGGAAATAACTTTGCAGCTACCGAGTCAGAGATTGCAAGGATGACAAACGAAGTAGCTAGGTCAATTGGTCAGTTTGGGGCTAGTGCTGATGAAGCAGCCGCTTTAGGTACTGCAATGAGAGCGATTGGAATTAGGGCAGAACTTGGTGGTAGTGCTATCGGTAGACTTTTAAGAACTATGGAATCCTTAATTAGAGAAGGAGGCCCAGGATTAGAAGAGTTAGCCAGAATTTCGGGAGTTACTTCTAAAGAATTTGTTGAAGGGTTTGGTGAAAATGCTACCGATGCTCTTTTAAAGTTTTTAGAAGGTTTAAGCCGTACAGATTCAGCGGCGGCGGCTTTAGAAAATTTAGGTTTAAAAGGCGATGAAATAAATAAAGTCATTCCCCCATTATCAGAAAACTTTTCATTGTTTGCAGAAGCATTAGGCATGGCCAGAGACGAGATGCAAAACGCTACAGCTCTCAACGAAGAAGCAGCTAAAGCATTTGCTACGACAGGCTCAGAGATACAATTATTTTTTAATGCTATTAACAATCTTGCGGTTTCCGTTGGTAGTGTTTTATCTCCATTCCTTACTAGCCTCTTATCAGTGTTATCAAGTTTAGCAAATGGAATTGCTTTTGTAGTCGAAGAACTAAGAGAAGTTTTAATTGTCTTTGGAGCGGCTGGACTTTTAAGGGCTTTGCCTTTAGTCATATCGGGATTTGGGGCTTTAAAAACAGCAATTGCAGCAACTACTGTCGGTGTTTTTTTAAAACAGTTTTTAGCTATACCATTAGCGATGAAAGCGGTTTCAGCTAGTTCAACTTTAATGACGGGTGTTTTAACTGCAAACTTTGCAGCAATAAGAGCAGGTGTTTCAGGACTAATTGCTTCATTTGCAGCACTAGCAAGAACACTACTTTTAAATCCTTTCACATATATTATTATAGGCGCAGCCGCTTTAATAAAAGCACTATCTGACCTTCAAAGTAACTTCGAGTTTTTGACAGATCTTTATGAAGTTTTTGTGCCTGCTTCGGATGAAATAAACAAGAGCATAAAAGAAACAGAGGCACAGGTTGGATTTTTAGAAAAAGCATTTAACTTACTACAAAAAATTATAGTTGCTACCATTGGTGGGCTTGTAGGATTGATGGGTAGATTTGTCGGTCTTTTTTCGGATCTTCCCATAGTTGGTGGTTACTTTGATGGGCTATCAAAAAGAGCCGAAGCATTCATGAACAAAATGAAAATTGTTTATGATGAGATAGGGAAGGCAAAAGAAAAAGTAGAAGAGGTTTCAGCCGAGCCTGTAGTTGATAATACCTCTATTAGTGGTAATGCTTCTAAAGATTATGAGAACATAAAAGATCTTATTAAGAACTTAAACGATCAGACTAAAGAAATCAGAAATGAACTAACAATAAGTAAATTTATAGAAGATTCTGATGATAAAGAATTATCAAGATTGCGGATTTTAAATACTTTAAAAACTGAAGAACTTGAAACAATCAGAAAGCAAATAATAGAATATAAAACAGACATAAGACTAAAACAACAAGCTTTCGATGCTTTGATAAATCTAAGACAAGCCACTCAAGAATATTTTAGGGTTCAAGAGAGATCTTTCATTACTAAAAGAATAAACATACTAAAAAAAGAAATTGAAGAATTAAATGAATCATTAAAAGAAAGCAGAGAAATAATAACAGGTTTTAACGATAATAATTTTGAAAAAATAGTTAAAAGTTTTAGAAAAAAAAGAGAAGACCTTGTAAAAGAGCAAATAGAAGCTTCAAAAAAAGAAGAAGAACTTATAAATAAAATAGAAAATTCAATAAAAAATAGAACACCAAAAGAAACCGTTTCAAAGCTACAAGAGGAATTAAAATCTCTTAGAGATAAAAGAATTAAATTGTTTGTAGAGCTTGATGTAAATGAGGAACTTCTTGACTTAGCAATATTTGCCGAAAAACTAAACATGGCTAATGAATTTGTATCGGCAGCCGGTAGCGGAGCGGATGCAATGGTAACAAAAACAGTTGATGCTATTGGTTCACTCTATGGCCCTATAGGTCAATTGGTTGCTGGCATTGTTAACGTAGTCAGACAAGGTTACAAAGCAATGTATGACCTGTCTAAAGGTTTCATTGACATTATGATAAACCTTCCACAGGTGTTAGGCGAAGGTATCATGGGACTTGTTGACGGTATTTTTGATGCTTTAATTGCTGCATTTTCAGACCCGGATAGAATAGCAAGGATGTTAGTTGGATTGGGTACTGGTATTATAAATGCGATTACTAGCGCAGTAAGAAAACTTCCACAGCTACTTATGAAAGTTTTAAGTATAAAGTTTTGGGCAGATGTTATGGAAGCTGCATTTTTAGCTTTACGAGATGCCCTAGTAGGACTTTTTGAATCTGTATTAGATTTTTTCACAGGTAACTTTGGTGATGTTGTAGCAGAGTCTTTTATTGAGGGTATAAAGATTGCTGGAGAATCTCTAACGGGGTTTGCTAGTAGAGTGTTTGAAGTTGTCACTGATACTACAGCCGGGTTAATGGGAAGCGATGAAAACGATACACAGAAAAGTGCTAAAAACGCCGGTAAAGCAATGGCAGAGTCTTTTGTAGAATGGCTTGTTAGATTTTGGCATTTTTTCGTAGATGCTGGTGAAGCTATTTGGTTAGCTTTCCGTGATGGGCTTTCTGGACTAGGTGAATTTTTAGTTAAAGCTGGCAAAGAATTTTTTGATTTTATTATGACTATCCCAAAAGCCTTATGGGACAGTATTGTTTATTTTATAGAAAAATTCCCTGGACAATTGTTTGAAGGTCTGATGGACTTCGGTGAAAAAATGTGGATTCTATTTAGGGATGCATTTTCTAGCCTTGGTGGTTTCTTCCTAGATGCGTTTAAAGGAATTGCAGGTGGTTTGTGGCAGGCTTTCAAAGATGCATTTTCTGGTATTGGTAATTTCTTTTCAAATATTTTTGGTGACCTTTGGGACGGTTTTAAAGACGGTATATCAAACTTATTCAGTTTCCCAGAGAGCAAAGGGACTGTAGAAGGTTGGATGGGTGTTGACTTACCAGTTTTGAAATTTGCTGAAGGTGGTGTTGTACCGGGCATAGCACCAGTGAGAGGAGATTCACCAAAGAACGACAATCAACTATCAATGCTTTCACCGGGTGAGTGGGTGATACCAAGAAGTATTACACAAGACAAAGAAAAGGCAACACAGCTACAGCAAGTTATTTCTGGAGATGTCCCACAGTTTTTCATGGGAGCCATTAGAAAGGCTGGAGAAGTAACGGGTGTTTCAAAAGCCATTAGTGATGTTGGCGAAGCAACGGGTGTAAATAGTATTTTAGAAGAAGCTGAAAATGCTTTCAAGGGTTTAAGCACTACCTTAAAAGCTGTTTATAATTGGGTTTCTGATAATATTGGTGCAGTAGACATAGTTAAATTTGTAGAAAATCCAGTTAAAGCAGTTATGAAAATGATTGAAAACGGAATGGCAGGATTTGTTGAGCCTAGAGCAAGCGGAATTATAAAATCATTAGCGCAAAAATCCTTCCACAGCGGCGGCTTTGTCGGTAACAACGGAATGGCTAACCTACAGGGTGGTGAGTTTGTTATGAGAAAATCAGCCGTTAATAACATTGGACTTCAAAACCTAATGGGAATGAATGCAGGTAGCTCAATGGCTGGTAGTAACCAAGAATTTAATATTGATATAACACTTAACACGACC